CCTATCTTAGGCAGCGATCCCAAAATCCCCCCACTAATAAACGTCAGCACGCCCAGCCCTATGCCCTCTCCAATCCCTGCCGCGATGGGATGTTCCTCCATCGCCCGCCATTTGGTGGGGATATTCTCCAGCTCCAGGGATTGTGGTAGCGGAATATTGGCTAGATTGATGGCCGCGTTAGCCATGGCCGCTAACGGCCTAGCAGCTCCCTGTATTAAGGCCGCTACTTTGCCGGTAGAATAATTGTCTAGCTCCTTAGCCTTGTTTTGTAGGTCTAATGCCCTATTGAGATTGTAATCGTAGAGGGCGTCCTCAAAGCCGGTATCGGGCGGCATCCCCACCCGCCTAGCGGTCTCGAACTGTTTCATAAAGACGGCCATTACTTATCCCCTTGCCCCGTATTTTTCCCCCTCTTCCATATTGGTTCCAAGTCCTCCGATGTATACGGGGTGACGTTGTCTGGCTGAATCGCGCCTTGAATAATATCGGGGATATTATACATACCTAGCGCATCCGAAAGTTGGCGTAAGTGGTCGTTCCTCATTTTGCGAAGGTCCCTAAGCGCTTTCTCTATATCAGCCGATGAGCTAATAGACCTTTCTCTGTCCTCTTCATACACGTTGTGCCAAAATTCGTTCCAGTTACGCCAAGCCCCGCCAGAAGCCCCGTCTTTTTGCGCGGATTTAGTGGGCGTAGATACCCTCTCTTCTTCTGGCACGAAATCATCTATAACCTTGTTGACCCAGTCTGTTATGAACTGTTCCATCATCGGTGCCCCAGTCTTCTTATCTATTGGTACTGGCACACCTGTAGCCGAAGCAATAACCCCATTGATGTCTATCTCCCCTTGGCCCGGAGAATTTGCCGTTCCAATATTCTTAATGGCAGCCTCTCCTAGCATTTCACCGTATTGCTCGCCTAGTCTATTGAATACGGGGATCAGAAACTCACTAGCAGGTTTTGCCCCCATGCGGTTTGTCAGGAAACTCAACGCGGTGGCGTTAAGCTTGCTGAGAGCGTCTCCCCCTTCGGCAAACTTATTAAGGCCAAGGGTGATATTGCGCTGGATAGATGTCGGACCCTGCATCTTTGTATTGATGTCCCCCCATATATCGAGCATCCGCATTCTCTGGCTAGGGCCTATGGGTAGTTGCAAGATGGCATCTTCGGGGCTTGCCCCTTTTCCGTATGCGCCTTTCGCTACGTCTATAGTTAGATTAACCAGCTCATCGCCGGTCATCTTTGGAGCATCTGCTAGGGCCGAAGCTATCATATGGGGGGCACCCCGTCCACTCTCGGCCATATTCATTAGCCTACTGTTATACTCATCCCTCGTTATCGTTCCATTCTCCATGTCTATCATCAATCGCCCAATAGCGTCTTGTGTATGCTGTTCCCATAATGTACGTGATCGCTGTTGTAATGTGTATTGTCTATCTATAGCACTATCATATAGCTGGCGTATAGATACTGGGTCCGCCCTAAAATACTTTTCCTGTGCGGCTTCCGTACCTAGGGCAATCAATGTGTCCGGGTTCTTGTTGATCTCCCGCGTTAGGGCTAGGGTGTGCAACTGTTCCCCATATCTTTGGCTTTGTGTGAGTAGGGCATCAGGCTTGATGTACCCTGCTGCTGCCAGGCTCTCATATATCCCCATTCCACGATAGTAATAATCTTCGGCATTGTTGCTATCGGCAGCATTTAACATATCCTGTAGGGTCTGCGATGCATCGGAGAATGTTTTTGTTTGCACCTTCCATTGGTATGAATTTTCCATATCGGCAGTCCATTTCCCCGCCTGGGATATCAGCGCGCTCTGCGCCAGGCTCCGGGTCATTGGATCCTTGATTGCCTGTATCTCCTTCTGCCCCCCGCTTAGTGCCTCCTGTATAATAGACTGTGCCCAATATCTATAGTCATCTGGGTTCTCATATCGGGTCATCAGCGTATTTAGACGCTCATTGACCTGAGTATTAATCCTGACCTGGAATAACGCAGCCTGGTTCTGGCGGTTCTGCTCTGCCACACGCTCGCTATTGGCCCTGCTTTCGGTAGCTACATCTCGCATACCTTGTGCGATATTCTCCATGCCTCGGGAGAGGGCATAGTATGCCCCTTCAGCACTAGGCGTCGATACCGTACGCTCGGTTAGTAGCGGGACCCTAGGCATTATAGTATACTACCAAGGAGTGAATACCTATTAGATGGCCCATTGATGCGTCCCCATGGAGGGGGAATATTTGAAATGGATGGTTGGGTAAGCCCTCCTGGTAGCAACAACTCTCCTTGCCCCATTAATGATACCGGCTGCTGCTGGGGTGTGGCGAATAGGGAGAGGTCGCCTAGCTCTGCCTGCGCTACCCCTTGCTGCTGGATTATCTCCCGTATGGGTCCAACCATTGATCCCACCCCAAATGCGGATATTCCGATGGCCCTCAGCAGGGCATTACGCCGGGCCATTTCGGTGGCCCTAACCAGGTCTTCATTCATGCGTTGCTGTGCTGCATACGTTGATTCAGCTATCTGCATGGGGCTGCCAACATTAGGGTCCACCCCTGCCGCCCCATAGGTGGACACCTGCTCTCCTATTGTGCGGCTGGTCTCCCTAGCTAGTATGTCCCGCTGGCGTGCACCTTCTATGTCCGCCTGCCTAGCCTCCGATATTTGTCCCATAACCCCTAAGCCCGTACCGGCCCCTAATAGCCCAACCTGGGCCGCTCCCCACGGACTAGCCGCCGCAGCACTAGCAACTGATCCAGCCGCCCCCGAAAGGGCTCCGCCTAATGAAGCTACGATGGACGCCATGTGTATGCCCTATACGCTAGTAGATAGTCTATTGTTTTAAGTACAGGTGTTGGCCTAAACCCAAGCTCTTCCGCCATACGAACCGCCTTCCCATGGTGTTCATTGACCCAGGCCCATGCCGCATCGGGTATGACCTGTAAACATCTTTTACATGTTGCATAGAATGACTTAGGGTATTTATAGATCAATGGGGTTCCGTACATCCATATATAGTTTTCGACATCGCATAAGCGTATCTTCGCCATACCTACTATAGCGATTATATCATCATCCCGATCTAGAAGGGTAATGCTGGGACAATGTCTGATACTATCATCTCTGTATGGGTCTTCCATCACCTCTACCATCCTTGGTTTTGCTTCTACCCAGTGTTCTATCACAGTGGGTACCACCCTAATCGTCTGCTCCGACATCCATCCTGAACCCTACGTTTAATATGGAGCATGGGAATGGAGTGTTGTGAATAATCTCCAGCTTCCCCTCGTGCGTCCATCCCCAGTTATCCCATCGCAATATACCATTCAACAACTTTGCCTTTGAATAGCCATAATACCAGACGATCCTAGAGAATATATCGTATCCGTTGACTATTAAATCCCATGTCTTCATAACCCTAACAAAGACAGTTCCTGGCCTCTTTTTCTTTAGGCCAAGATAGGAATGTGGTTGATCATATACGTCGGCGGGTAATGTTTCCAACCTAGCGGGGATATTGAATCCATATTCATATGCGGTAGCATTGAGCGGGGGTACCTCATTGATAGCCCAGTCCTGCATGTATGGCGGCGGATCACGCCGGATGTTATCCAAAGAAGATGGTTCACGTGCTGGGTATCCGGTGGGTATCCCATCAATAATCTCAACCATCCCCTCTCCGGGAAGGCTTTGGCATGCATCCACGACCGCCTGGTTCCAGAAGCCCCTATCTAATGGCATATATTCCAGGTATAGATTATCATCTCTATCCACCAGGAAGAACGGGCAATCGTACGAATACCGTCCGACATATGGTAGCGTACAGACGTCCAGGAATCTACCGCCTGGCGTAACATGCCTAGCCCAAGCCCTAGTACCACCCTCTTGCGTGGATAGGTCTATTGTATAGGTCCCCACGGTGCCATCCTTCATCACCACCCAAATGGTCTGGAATGGCTCCTGCTGCCACGCCATAGATAGGATGCCCGGCCTAGTAACGCTTTCGCATAGTAGATTAAGGTTCAGGCTTTGGAATGAATCTGTACTAAAATTATAACCGAGCATCTGTAACTGCTGCCCCGTGCGATAAGGGGCAATGAGTACATCTGCTATAGCCAATGGTTGTTGGTTCTTAGTACCGATGTGAGAGTCGGCGGTTATCTTGATAGAGCTAGGAGTAATCCCTTTATTGGGATCGCCCTGGAGTATGTAGACTGTTTCCGACGTCCCAGCGAATAGACGCGCATTGGCCGATTGAAGCCAGTATATAGGGTCTTGATTGCTGGCCGCAATGACAAACTTCAAGGGGTCAGAGTCTTTCAACTCTTCATCGTCCGCAAGGTCATACCTGAAGTTCTCATAGTCTCGTACTGCCGACGCCCATATAGCCGATGGTTCGTTGGTAGTACCAGCTACCCATAGCCTCTGCTCGTGTACCGCTACAGCCCTAGGGTTGTTCGACCCGGGGGTATGTATATCTACCCCATACCCAGCGTTGGTATAGGTTGCACTCTTGATATACCAGGAACCTCCAGGCTCATTCCCTGGCATATCGTTGTCATTCCGGACTGCAATCAGGGTGAATACAAACTGCCCCTGATCACTTCCATTGTCTACTTCTGCTACCCAGTTTCTTGAGCCAAGAATCGTACATTCCTTTTTAACCTTCCCGTCGTCCTCTATGAACACCAACTTCCCGCTAGTGATCCTAGTCTGTAGCTCAAATATATCTGGTTGCACGACATAGTATATGCGGTAGCTATCAGACTGATCGGGGTTTTTTACGTTGGCTTCAGTGGCCCGCTGTAAGACATCTGGCGGAATATTATTATTCCAAAAAGAATCCTGGTTCCCGCCTTCCTTATGCCATGCCTCACAATCCCAGGCCCCATCAAATCCTAGAGGGCATTCGCCGCCCGCAACCAGGACTGGCTTCACTGCCTCGTTACCAGTATTAGTGGACGAAGGCCATATATTGGTATACTCCATCACGGTCTTGGTGCCTGCGCCAACGGGCGAGACTCCATTATACATCCTGCTATTGTAGATAATAGGCCATCCCATGGGTATCTTATGACTTCCCCCCATATCTAGGGTGTACTCTGATTGGCCTAGCCCAGACGGATTGGCGCTGAGGTAGAGCCCCAAGTCAACATCCTTGATGGAATAAAGTTCTTGTGGCTCATCTATGGCTGTTGTTGGATCGGTTGGATCGTACGGACTATACTTGGTCCCCGTCCGCATTAGTTTCTTGAACGTATGATCAGGATGGGCTAAGTATAGTACATCATTTATCTGGGCATACTTTATCTCATTAGGGGTTTGATAATCATGGTCGCCCTCGGTAACATAGATAGGGATAGCAGACTGGGTTACCCCGTTGTTTCTATCGTCGTAGTTAAATTTGAAAACGTAGAATTTCCCCGGGATGAAAACCAATAGGCGGGTCTCATCTATCTCGAATACAAAGGGGATCAGCTTTACCCTGTATACGTTGCGCTCTGGATCGTATAGCCATGAGGCACTGGTGATTGTCCTACTCCCACCTGCGGTGGGAATATTCCACGTCCCAGGCCGCTTGACCAGCCCTCCCCTAATGTCAACAATAAAGTTGAGTATATCCTTGGCGGCTCTGGCGTAGCCTTGGATATCAACGCGCCCGTAACTACCAGGGCCTAGTATCCCATTCGAGAAGGCAGGCCACAGAAAAGAGGGCATTATGCCTGCCTAGCGTTGGTCAGCACATTGTTTACCAGGGTATCCGATTTACCTTCCTGCCCATCTATAGCCCGAGCCTCCCTGATCTTCAGTTCATATAATTGGCTATACGTAGCGGCCATATTCACGTCCCCTGTGATAGGGTATGCAAGCGCTGCTGCTAATTTATAGATGATTGCCTCCATCAACATAGGATCGTTTATGTCATCTATATCTGCAATGTAGGTAACATAGGCTATTGGGGTTGTGGTATAGAGGCGTCTCCCCTCCACCTTCCACCATATATGGTTGTATGATCTTACATTCTCATCCACCTGTAAGACTCTCAGACATGTTGGAGGTAGTTGGTACACGTGTAGATAGCCTAGCTTGGCCTCGTATGAGGGCATTTCTTCCAGCTTTACCTCGGGCACCATTTCACGCACCGTAGCACTGTTCCAGGGGTGGGACCTAAGCGTTGCCGCCTTGGCTACCGCGTAGAAAAACTTACACAGCTTGCCCTCTTTTGTATCCTCGTGTATAGAGGTAATACCATTGTGTCCTATTAGATGAAGGGCATTGTTTGCGATACTAAGAACTATATCCTCGCCTACTTCAGGCATGGCTTATCACCCTCATCATTTAGTATTTTTGCCGGAGACACCCTCGTCGCACAGCACAACCAATACCTTTTCATCCTCAATACGAGTGGCCCCAATAGCCATATTTAGGTAAATCTGGACAGCATAGCGTAGGTCTGGACGTTCAGACATCCGCGTGTTGATATCTTTACCAATGGCTAACCCTATGCCATTCTGCGACCAGCAAAGCACCATGCGCTTGCCGTCTTTTATAGGCAGCTTCTCGTATCGAACAAACTTGAATCCCATGAACGTATCAATTTCGCCCGACACCAACGCCTTTACTGTGTTGTAATCGGTCGAGGCAATACGATTATCCTCTAATAGTTGCCCTATCTGTCTAGCAGTACAAATAATATAGCGGGGCTCATTCGGGTCCACTTCGGCCTGATCTAGCCGCTCCTTGGCCGCTATAAGCTTATGTACTGTGAGCCCACCACCATCCGTAATATAATTTTCCGAAGGGAATGGAACTGCCGTTTGGCCCTCAGCACCCGCCCTAGCCTCACCTAGGGCACCACCGAGAACCACTTGATCTACGGCCCGCCCCATAGCCCAGGCGCCAGCAATGGCATACTCTGATTCGGGGCTAATCAGTAGTCTCACTTTGTCCAGGTCGTCTACCAGGTCGGCCCATTCGTAGTCGAACAGGTCTACCCTGCGCCTGGAGTGTTCCATATTCACAATCTCTACGGGCACATGCCTACCCGTTGCGGGCTTAGCCTCGCTCCCTGCCAAGCGCTCGAAGTAGTAAGATTTTCCTGTTACACTTTCATTGCGTACTAGGTCCCGTAATCTGGATCCCTGCTGCTGGGAGAGATGAATAAGATTATCCTTGTACTGCTGTACAAAGGCTTCAGTGATAGTAAAGGCCATCTAGCTAACCTCCATAAATAATACGGTATAAGGATTGCACATAATCTACCGCATCCATATGACCAGTAGCCTTTCTACTATGATATGGATGGGTCTTGTCGTTCATAATATCCGCCAATTTCTGCTTGGCGGACTGAGCACTATCTGCACCGGGGATTTCCCCCCTCTGTATAGATCGATCCTCTAGGTTCTTCGACAGTTCATAGAATGCCCTAACGATAGCAGGGTTGCTCCCCAATCCAGAACGATCTATATAGTCGGCCACATCTGATGGTAACCTACGGAATACATTCTGTGCCGCGCGTAGATTCTGATCTACCGACTGTCCCCACATTTTCTGTAGTTCCGTTAGCCCCCTTTTGTTCAGGGACTCTATATCTTGTGCCCCCTCTTGTTCTGGCTTCACCTGCTTAGATATTTCACTGGCCCATTTATACAGGGAGGTAGCCTGTTCTGGGGACAACCCCAGTTTCTTCACATGCTGTTCGTATTGAGAGGCTATAGGGTCGCTACGGTCTATGCCTTCAATAGAATAATCTACAGCAGCGGGCTCTTGCTGTAACGGTTTAACCTCCTGTTGTTGGGGCTGAGCCCCTTGCTCGGGAGAAATAGCTTCGGCCTGCGGACTATTCTCAGCCATCAAGCTTTGTGCTTCATCTGCCATCGTGTCCACCTCTCATCATGTTCGATATAAACGAAACAACATCCCTCTGGCCTTCCCTGAAGGCCGTATGGTACGGATCATTGGGGGCGTATGATAACCTGTTGTAGAACCTACGCCGGAGGTCGTCCATTACCTCCTGCCCCTGGGGGTTGCTGAACAGTTGATAATAAATTTGTTTCAGCCGCAATAGCTGCTCGCTCCTCTCTGCGTCGTCTGACATCTAATTCCTCCAGCTTTGCTTCGGGGTCTAACCCCATCTCTGTGTATATAGTCCTAGCAATAGAATCTGCATCAAAGTTATCCGCGACCTGCGGACCGAATGTTTGCATTAGTCCAGCAAGACGCTGGACAAATTGATCATATAGCTGGCTCCTGGATTCTCTTTGCGCCCTAGCTAACGGAGACTCGAACCTGATATCTATTTGACCATCCTGTAGCTCTGGCGGTGGCGGCGCTAATAGCCCCCTACGGTACATGAGGCCAAAAACCCTATCTATAAGGGGAGACAGTAGCTCGCTCTCAATGCGCCCTAGGACTGATCCTAGTAGGCGTTCAACCATGCGCCAGCGTAATGTTACCTCTGTAGCCGATAGGCGTAATGCATCCGGTACGGATAGCTGGGCATAATAGTAGATATTCTGGATAGACTCTTTAATCTCGGCCTTCTTTAACTCCGTGGCCTGCCATTGAGTACCACCAAGAATAGGCTTGAGGGCATCCGTATCCCTGACTACGGTCAGCCCACCAGGCAGCAGGTAAACATCGCCTATAACCCCATCGTCCCTCACCATTAATGGTGGGTCTATCGCCTTGGCCCAAGCCCGTAGCTCTAGCTCCTTGGCTTTGTTCAAGGTCTTAATATCAGGCAAGGCAAACATGGTAGGGCCTCGTCCAAATGTCTCGCTTGCTGTCTTTAGCCACCGGGGAACGGCATAGGGGAACTCCATATATTTGCCATGCTGGATGGTTGCCTTTGAGTCCACATTGATCCAATATGATTCATAGTCTCGACCGTCTTCGGCTGGATATACTGCGTGTAGAAACTCGAATTCTTTATCCGGCTTGGCCTCCTCTACGCGCTGGGGCAATCCAGTTTTCCACCTGGCCCGGGCGTTCCTGGCCGCCATTCTGTATTTACGTATGACCGTATCTACCATTCCATATTCATTCTCAGCTATAACATATTCACCTACCGGAAAAGTTTTGAATACTAAACCTGTGTTATCATGCATTTCGGTCAACATGCATGCGGTGCCGAATACGACCAGTTCTAGGTATGCCTCGTGTATCTCCGTAGTAAGGTTGGCGGTCCCCATCCCTTTAAACATCCTGTCGGCACAATCCTCTAACCATGCCATGATAGGGGATGACTCCAGGAGGCTATCGTCCCTGGGAACCAGGGAGAACCACCTCGAAGACATTGAGGTTAGGTTCCCTGATAATGAAGCGGCCAATAGTTCAGCACTATGTAAGGCGGTCGAATCAAATAACCTCTCCGTACGCTTTTCCCCCGGAGACCGTCTTACCGAGATGTCGTAGTTGGGCAGAACGTAGTCGGCACAGTCTTGCCACAGGTGCCACCACATTCTACGCTCTTGGGATAGAGTGTCGTATCGTCTGATTATCTCCTGGGCAATGTCACTAGGCATAGGCTATAAATATTTCCCCGCCGTGGTTGAGGGCTCTAGTCCAGTGGGTGACGTTAACAGCGTGCCGCCAGCCGACCGGGCTAGGAGGGAGCGCCTACGGCGCTCCTCCTCCTGCCTGGTTTCCTCTGGGGTTTTTTGTTGTGTCCTAGGAGCTCCGCCGAACAATCCCGCCATGTTATGCCCCCTTCCTCTGTGGGGCCGCCTGGTTCACTTGTTCTTTGACCTTCTGCATCCCGTCCTTAAAGGCGCTGACGAGATCGTCCAGAGGCCCCTTCTTTCCGCTCTCCTGCCTATTCCCAGCACTCTGCGGGGCTCCCTGGTTCACTTGTTCTTTGACCTTCTGCATCCCGTCCTTAAAGGCGCTGACGAGATCGTCCAGAGGCCCCTTCTCTCCGCCCCCCTGCCTATTCCCAGCACCTGGAGAAACTTGATTTACCAGATTGCCAAGCCATTTCCGAGGCTGCAAAATATCGGGGATGATATTGTCTACCACCCCTTCGTTCCCTAGCAGCTTGCCAAGCCATTTCCGAGGCTGCAAAATATCGGGGATGATATTGTCTACCACCCCTTCGTTCCCTAGC